AGGGAGATGCTTCTGTGAGCGCCACACTGGCGAGCATTGACGCCTCCACGGTGGCGAACGAACGTTGGCGTAACTGGGTGGCAACCCGCTCGGCTGGCATGAGCGTCGATCTGGCTCGCCTCATCCGCAACGCTTGCAGCCGAACCAGCTTCAAGCCCCTGCGCATGCTCAAGGGCGATCAGCAGACCGGCGACTGCGTGATCTTTATGAACCAGAGCGACCACGAGGGTTATCTGGATCTGGTCAACAACGGCCCTGATGACCGCGATGGTGATTTGTTCCCCTTCTCGGAAGTCAAGATCAACGGCGTCCGCATCATCAAGGCTGCTCAGCTTGATAGCGACACCACGAACAGCATCTACGGCTGTCGTCTCAACCAGTGGGCCATGCTCAAGCTCCCCGGTTACTGGATGAAGGAATCTGACCCCATCCAGAAGGACGGCGCGCACAACGTTTACGAGATTCCCATCGACATCGCAGGTAACTTGATGACCAACAACCCCCGCGGCGCTGGCTGGCGCATCCACGGTAGTTTCTAAGTCAATCACTGATACCGACATTGCACATGACAGCACTCCGGGCGATTCAAACGCCCGTTAAAAAAGGACAGAAACATGGCTTCTCAACAGCTTCAGCAGAACACCGGGCAGGCAACTGACGAACTCACGGTCAGTTATGACGGTTACAAGAACGATGGCACTACTGCGGTAGATGCCAGCGTCCCCCTCGGCGGCATTGTGACCTTGAAGGACGCCCCCGATTCCCTTGGTTCGATGGTGGTATGTCGCCCTGAGACTGCCACTCTCGAAAACACCAAGTTCATCGTGGTCGGGGTCAGCCCCGAGGTGAACGAATCTGTTTCGTCCGGCATCCGCCGCGGCGGTCAGATCAAGGTGATTCCCGTCAAGACGGCGGTGGGCTTCCAGGATGTGCTCGTGGCCAACGGCGTAGCAGCCAATGACGCGATCATCCCAGCGAACGACTCATTTGCAGGCGTGGCGGCTACCAGCGTGGCGTCCATCGCGGCGATTGCGGCCTTTATCGGCTACTGCCGTGTGGCTAACTCGTCTGGTGCAAACGCACTTCGCCGGACTCAGCTTGGCGTGATCCAGTAACACAACCAAATACCCAGGGGTCGCTGAAAGAACAAACCGGCCCGCCGTCAGACAGCCACGTCGGCGCGATCCCTGGGCTTTATGCAGTTTGGAATGTCCACAGCACTGACCTTTGGCGAGTTGCAGCTACGGCTTGCAATGGATACCGATCTAGCCGTGCAGGGCAGTGGAGACGACAACCGGCCCCAAGTACCTAGTGACCCCAACACGCTCTTTCGACTCAAGCAGGCGATCAATGACGCAGGCCGCGATTTGCAGCGTAAACATCGCTGGTCTTGGCTCACCCCTTTTATCACCCGGACACTTAGCACAGACGGCACGGGACCCCACAATGTCGCAGGTGATCCGCACAGGTACATCCTCCCCGCGAATGTGATAGGGGCACCCGTGGGGCGTACACGGTGGCGAAACCCAGAGAACACGGCGGGCGCTTTCGTCACAGATAGCAACATCGAATATGTCAGCGGCCTGATTGATTCCTCACCTTCCACGGTGGGGGTCCCTATGTATTGCACGGTTTGGCACGACATTACAAACGTCGGAGTTGGCGATGTGCCTCAGTTCCAGCTTGTGATATGGCCAAAGCCTGACGCGGCATACACCCTTAAAACACGGTTCAGATGCACGGTCCTCCCGATGACCATCGACGGCGAGCGGGGCATGTGGGGCGCGTTGCACGATCAAACCATCCTCAAGATGGCCCGCGTGCTGATGATGAGCATCACAGAGCCGGGATACGCAGACGCCAAAAGGGAAGAAGAAGCTGCTATTAAAGAGTCCATAGTCCTCGACCGCGAGAACGTACCCAACCGGATTGCAGATCCAAGTTGGCGCAGGAATCACCCAAACAGATCAAACGTCATGGATGTGGATGGAAACACCCTCATCGAGTACCCATAAGGAGCCAGCAGATGACATCGCCTCTTAACCTCGGTCAAGCAATGCAGCGGTCAGAGCCAGATTTTGGCGTTACCCGCGATACCCCTATTGCACTAGCACAGTGGTCCCTCGGCGCAGGAACCATCATTCCAGCCCGCGCGGACGGTGCAGTAGGCCGTGAAGCCGTTGCAACCAGTCTCAGCGGCATCATCTGGGATGATACAGCCGATCAGACAGACACGATCCGCCTTGATTACACCCTGCCTGGGCAGTTCAAGTCTCAGGCTGTCAACAAGAATGACACGCCGGTCCTCAAGTTGCTGGTGAAAGCCCGAGTACGAGATACAACCGGGTCAGCAGGCGCTAATACCAACCTTGCTTTGAACGCTCAAATGTTCTTCCACGGCGTGGGCGACACGGCGTTAAGCACACTTGCTGCGGCAGTGTCTGTCGTTGTCGGCGCGATTGACTATGCAGACGCCACAGAAGAGGGCTTTGCGTGGTACGAGTACGACCTTTACGCGGCCATGTCCGCCGCCCAGAAGCTGTCTTTGATTCCCCTCGAAACCATCCAGATCATCCTCGGCCCCAACGAGGCGGTCGGCACGGCGTTGTACATCGACGTGATCGGCACAGTCCTCCGCATGAAGGAACACCCCAGCCTGGAATCCAAGAGCGCACGGTGATTCTGTCCCATGAAACCAAAGCAACTGCTACCGCCTTGGCGGGGTATTTCCGATACCCAGCCATTCATTGAGCAGCCGGGGGATGCAAACCCCCCGGATGCCATGCTCAATGTGCGCCCACGAGAAACCTCCTCGGGGCGTATGCGGTTCAGCAAGCGGCCCGGGCAGGTCAACACCTTCAGCACTGTGATGGGCGGCGGGCGGGCGGTTCAGGATCTTGTCAGCGTCACCAACCCTGTCGCCGATTCTGTTGGCCCTGCAACGGTTATCACGACGGGGACAAGCAAAGAATCAGATCTTTTTCGTGGTCAAGCCCTGTTGCTTGATCCAGACTGGGAAGTGCGGGCGGCTTTCAACGATGATCGCCGGGTTCCTGCAATCCCAGCACCCCCCACCAACTACGGCGGCCCCGGCGCGTTTAACTGCTGCTGGGACCCTGACAACGTAGAAGTCGGGTTCTACATCACGCTGACCAAATACACGACCCTTACGACCCAAGACGTGTTCATCGTGGGCCTAAACCGCATCAATGCGGACACGGGCACGGTCACACATCAGGGGTACATGGTCGATGCTGAGCCGGGGTATTCCAACCCCCTGCCCGGTTCTGGCCAGTCTGACCTGTTCCCCAACGAGATGCACTGTGCATTTGGGTATCTTTTTGTGTGCGCGGGTACATGGGTGTACGTCTTCGATGCAGACGACTTGACATATCGCAAGCGGGTCAAAATCACCTGGGCGGATGAGGTGCAGGGGCTGGCAAGCGTCACCCGCAACGGCGTTGATTACCTGCTGGCGCTGATTACAGGGTCCTCGACTGTCAGCGGGCCAGTGGTGGCCGATTCCAGCGGCACAGAAGCCTTTGGGCAGTTTGTTCGCTCTGGCGTGGTCCCCTTTGTGGTCGATGACGCGGCGTACCTCTCTGCTCTGCCCATGCCCCAAGGCACACAGGCCGGCGACGGGGCGTATGAGCAACACCTGACCTTTAGGATTAGCGAGTACAGCAAGCAACGCCCCCGCGGCTGCATCCCCTATGCCTTTGCGGTCGATTCTATCGGCGACATCTACATTGGCCGGACCAATCAGGGGTTTGGCTATGACCCCATTGCAAACGCGACCCACAGACCAGACGGCGCAATCAGCCCTTATGTGTCGGTGTGCAAAGCAACCCTCGCGGCTTTCTGGACCGCTCGGGCGGCTGGGAGCACGATGAGCGCGTATATCGCCCCCGGGTCCTCGACCTATGGCATGGTCTGGGAGAATGACACCAACTCATATCGCCGAAGTTTCACCTGGAACGCGGCAGCCTACCTCAACGACATCCCCAAGATCATCGCGGGCTCGCGTGATCCAGGGCTTGATTCAGATTCGCCCAGCATCTACGCGGTGGCGATTGATGAGAGCACGGGCATGATGTACGCGGGTGGACGAAGACCCTCACCCTCTCAGGCCATTCCAAACGTCTATTGCTTGCGGATGAGCGACGGCGCTGAGATGTGGTCCCACGACATGCGGGGGCTGGTTCAGCAGAACGCAATCGCGGTAGACCCAACGACCGGGAACGTGGTCGTGGGCTTCAAGCGGTGTGATGGCTGGGACAACAACGGCGTAGCCAGCACCAACAAGGCGGAAGTAGTTGAGCTTGACGGCCTGACCGGCGACGTGGTGAGGTACTTCGATCTGACGGATGCGGTCAACGAGAACGCGTTTGCGACCAATGCGGACGGGTTTGGGTGTTATGACGTGGCGGTCAATGCTCGGGGTCAGGTGCTGGTTGCGCTGGCTCCATACAGGTACGACGACTAAGGAGATTCACATGAAACTTGATGAACATTTCTGGCGAAGAGCCAACACCGTAATGGTGATGCTCATTGTCGGCGGCCTGATCATGTTGGCAGGGGTGCTCATGGTGGGGTGCGCGGCGGGCAAGACCAACTCCGGCGGCATCGTCCTTGGGGTCGATGTCGCAACCTTGCCCGAAACCGCAGGAGAAGCAGTCGGATTCATTGGCAAGTTCCTCCCCCCTCCCTTCGGTGAAATCGCCGCAGGAGCCGGAGCGCTCATATTGGGAGCCGGGACCGCCGCCGTCACAGCCCGCAACCGACGAAAAGACGCAGACCGAAACTGGGATGAGGCCACAGATCGCGCTAAGCGCGAGGCTGAGGAACGGCAGCGACTTGCAGACGCCGCCTTTGACGAAGGCGTTGCCCGAGCCGGGGCAACCGTCCGAAGCAGTGATACAGGCCCGAGAGTGGGAGAAGCGGGCGCAAGAGCAGGCTGAGCCCTTTGAACTGGGCGACTGGAAGTGTCTGGTTTGGGCACTTTCTGGGGCTTTGCTGTGGGCGATGGGTATTGAGTGGTTATACAGAAGGAGCAGGAACCGATGAGTGTGGCACAGGTAGATGCGGCAGTACAAACAGCCAGCAAGTACGGCGAATACGGGTTCGGCGTGGTTGCGGTGTGCGTGCTGGTGACGGTTCTCGGGCTGGTCTGGAAGAAGGTGTTCGAACCCACCTTTGCCCTGCAACTCAAGATCGCAGAGAGCAACGCACAGATTACAGCCAACCTCTCGACAACAGCCTCGACGCTGGAAAGAGCGATGACCGAAACCCGGCATGTGGCGACTCGCAACCAAGAAGTGTTAGAACGTTTGCGGATGCTTGAAGACAAAGACGGCAACTAAACCATGTCCTGGACACGCAACACTACTTCTGGAATCCTGACCCACGCGGGCACAAGCCGCGACTACTGGGACCCCAACGCCGACTTTGGCGGTAGTGTTGCCCTGCCCGCATCCGCTGAAATCTCGGTCCAGCTTGCGGCAATCGCTCACAACGTCAAGGTGCTGGTTCGCGGGTCTTCAGATGGCCGGTCGGGGTACGAGTGCGGCATCGAGGGCAGCAATGTCATTATCCGCAAGATCACGTATGGCGTGGTGGCCGCGGCGATCACGACGGCTGCTCATGGCCTTGGCGCTGCTGAAACCTTCACATTGAAGGTCCGGCTGACTGAAGAGACGATCATGGCAACGGTGGTAAAGACCAGCGGGTCGCAGGTGGCTGTCAGTACCACGACCACAGACCGAAACCGATTCAACTCCTACGGGTTTGTCAGCAACGTAAACGGGGCTTTGGTCCTGTCGGCGACACTGGCGGAAGTGGGGCTTTCGAGCACACTGGCCGAGGATGTGCTGGTCATCGTGGCGGGCGGGGATGTCTGGGCGACTGCCAGCGATGGGGCACGGCTGCAACTTATTGGCTCACGAGCGTTTCCCACAGAGGCACAGGTGGGGCTGGCGGTGCTTGATGGCAAGGTCTACGGGGTTGGCGGCGGCAAGGCGGTCATCATTGACCCCGGCGCTCGCACAGTGACGGCGTGGATTCCGACGTCTGGTTCATTGCCAGGCACGACGGGCATAGGCACGACCACAGCCGGCGTGATCTGCTCGTATCGGACCCGGATTTGGTTGGCGGTCAACAACCTGCTCTATGGCTCTGCGATTGGCGAGCCTTTGACATGGGACACAGGCGAGCTTGCAGAGGGCCGAGCGGTGGCCATTGGCGTTGGACGCAACCAAGAGGTTTCTGACGCGATTGTTGCCTTGAGCGTTTCCAGCACCAACACCATGATCATCGGGTGCAAGAACAGTATTTACGCACTGGTGGGCGATCCTGCGGACAACAACGGCGAGGTCTACCCGGTGGGGCTTAATACGGGGTGCTCTGGCCAGCGGGCCATTACCACGGTTGCCGAGGGCTTCACGGCGCTCCATTCGCCAGAAGGCTTGTACGTGGTCAGCCCAGGAAGTGCGCCAACGCCCGTGAGTGCGAACACCCTCAGCCGGTACATCCAGTATCCTCGATTTGGCCGCGACGATTACACGGTCCTGCTGGTTCGGGACCCTGCGCGACATGGCCTGCACATCATCATCACGCCCGACACGGGGACGGCGACTCACCTCTATTACGATGAACGGCTGGGCAAGTACGCGGGGGGCGGCGGCTTCTTCCCCGAGCGGTACGCCAAGACGATAACGGCGGGGTGCATCTGGAAGGGCAAGCCCATCTTTGGGACCAGCGACGGGTATTTGATGGAGTTTGATGACGTGGCCGAAAGTGATCAGGGGGACGCGGCGATTGACTCGTACTTCACCCTGAGCCTGTGCGACGAAGACTATCTGGACAACGACACGGTGCTCGACACCATGGTTGGCCTGCTGGGGTCTGATTCTGACTCTGTGACAGTGACGCTCTACGGCGGCAAATCACCAGAAGCGGCGTATGACCCTGCTGAGCGGACCCAGTTGGGGCAGTGGACACTCACGTCGATCCCTGCCAAAATGCTGGTTCGCCAGCGTGGGCCCGCCTTGACCATGCGGGTGCGGAACAACACGGCAAGTCAGAAGCTGGTCTTTGAGCGGTTAGAGGTGTATTCAAGTTCAGCCAAGCCCATTCACCGAGCGGGCTGGAAGGCGGCGCTGGCGGTGGGTGCTCCTTGCCCGGTTCCAACTGGGTCAGGTTCGACTCCCAACAGTGGCGCGAGCGCTGTATCTGGCCCCGGCGCTGGCTCTCTCCCGGTTGGCGGTTCGCCTGGGTCTGGGTTTGTGTCCGGCGTGTTTGGCGGCTCAAGCGAAGTCGAGAACGGGGGAGGTATCTTTGAAAACTGATACCCTCATCCCAAAGATTCTGCATCAGGTATGGCTGGGACCCAAGCCCCTGCCCGATTCTCTCCGCGAGTACGCGCACAAGTGGAAGAAGTATCACCCAGAGTGGCAGATGATCCTCTGGACCGATTCGGCGGATGTCCATGGCGGCAACCGCGGCAAGCCTTGGGACTCGGTTCAGGCTCACCCCCCGATCATCAATCGGTGGATTTACACCCATGCAAAGCGGTGGTTTGGCGAGCGGCCCCAGTGGGCTGCACGCTCTGACATCCTGCGGTATGAGCTCGTTGCGAGGTTTGGCGGGGTGTACTCGGATCTGGACTTTGAGCCCTTTGAATCAATCGAACCCTACCTAAACAATGTGAAGCTCTTTAACGCTGATGAGTTTGGCCCCTGCTGCGGAAACTACCTCTTTGGGG